GACAAGACAAAGAGCCATGTTGACAGGCTGCAGGCCGCTCAGTTGCACTTTAATAATGATGATGTGGCACCCGATAAAAGATACACGGGAAGAAAAGTTTTTCATAGGAGTGAGAGATGACATCTCCAAATCTAAGAAAGTTGAATGAACATTGTCGAAAATGTGGAGCTGTAGGTGGAGAATACTGCAAGCACTGCAGTGGCAAAAAGAGAGAAGTAAAACCAGAAGAGCTTATGTTTTTTAATCCTATAAACTTTTTAAGGGAGGACGAAGATGAGTAGCATTAAAGACGCAGCCATAGGCTTTGAGGCGGTGAAAGTGTCGATGTCTCAGGACAAGAATGGCATCATGCTGCGCCTCAATGTGCATCCAAATGATTGTCCTCAAGAACTTCACACGGACTGGGTTGGCACTAGGTACATGGTTGCCATGGTGAGGCTCAACGATCAGGACGAACCTGAGCCTCGTGAGGAAGCGGTGAATGTTGAGAGGTTGATTGCATCGGCAGGTTTGCTGTGCCGCAATGATGACTTCCATGACTACCTGTACAGCATGGGCATGACTGAGAAGACAGATGTGTTTAATCAAGAGAAAGAAGCAGTTAGTGCCGTCAGAACCCATTGCGGCATTAAGTCGAGATCGGAGTTTAGGGATAACCCTGATGCAATAAACAAGTTTGAAGAATTAAGAGAGGGGTTCAAAGAATGGAAGAAAAACTAATGAAGGTAAGCGAGATAGCAAAGATGCTATCGATGAGCTTACGGTCTACCTACAGGTTCATAAGCAAAACAGAAGACTTCCCAGAAGGAATTAACTTGGGCGTCAGAATGAAACGGTGGAAGAGAAGTGAAATCTTGGAATGGATAGAAAAGAAAAGTGACAAGGAATCATGAAGGTTCGCTTGTCTCCTAGAGAAATATCTATTTGCAAACAAGCCGCTACGTTTCGTTGGCAGTTGGCGAGAGCCTCTGGAGTTGTCAATCAAAGAAGAGATCAAGGGAGAAACGATAATGACCTTGATCTTATAGGCATCAAGGCAGAGCTTAGTGTGGCAAAGGTATTCGACATAGATCACAATCCCTTTCAGCTTGGCGTTGATAGCGGTGAGGATATGTGGCTCGGTGATATATCTATAGATGTTAAGTCTACATTCTATCCAGATGGTCGCCTCCTCTTCAAAGACATTAATGCCTTCAAAGCAAACTGCGCAGTCCTTGTGTGCCAAGAAGATGAAGATACTTACAATGTATCAGGGTACTGCTCTAGGGACAGGTTCAAGAAAGACAGCAGACAAATGGACTTAGGCCACGGAATGGGATCAGTTATGGATCAGATTGATCTAAGCCCATTAGAAAAGCTATGGTCATACTCCACCCAGAGAAGGCTACAAAAGTTCAATTGAACTATCTGTAGTCCTTCATCATCATATTGCCACGGGCATACAGCATCTGCTTTTGCTCATCTAGCCTCTCAAGTATTAACTTCTTCTGACTGTCTGGTATGTTGACGTTGTCACGAACAGCGTTCTGCTGTTTGGAAACCTTCCTTATGGCATTGTTAATAGCCTTCACACGAGGCAACAAGGCGATCTCATCAGAGTATTTTTCTCTTGCTCTCATGAACCTGTCTCGATCACCAGCATCTTGAGCTGCCTTGATCTCCTGACCAACACGAAGAACCCTGTCACGCTTCTCAACGAAGATACCAATGTCTTCTCTTTCAGACACGCTGCCGATTATCTTTCTGATGAAAGGGATTTCGCTTACTAAGTCTTCAGTTAAGCCATCGTTGTATGCAGAGATTGGCACATCAACCGCTGCTCTCTGAACAAACCTACCTATACCACCAGTCAAATAATCGAACCAGTAATCCATGATCTCCGGGTTCCAATCAATGAAACCTGACATCTGGTTTGTGCCGCCAGTAAGAGAGTTTAAATTCTCGGCAATCCATTTCGAGGATGGACTTACGCTATTGAAGTAACGCTGACTGTCGGGTGATTGATCACCGGGATACTGTTCTTTGTATATTGGAATGCCTGCAAAGTTTTCGTTCCTTGTGATCTCTACGAATGGATCAAGAACCGTTGGCGCACCAAAGTTCAGCAGGTTCTCGGTGCCGCCTAGTGGATTGAGGGAATCGACAAGGGTCATGATAGCAGACTTGGCACCCTCTGAGGCTGAGTACTCACCCCGTAGCGTTCTGCCAAGTGCGCGGCCAGCATTCACTGCTGAGTTCAAACCATACGGCATTGGTATGGCGATGTAACCGCGATCCGTCAGGCCACCCGTTGCTATAATTATATTATGTTCAAGAATATAATCTGGTATCTTGTCATATACTAGAATCTCGTCATCATCCTCTTCAGAAAACATAGAGTTTATAACGTCTTGCATCAAGCCGAAAGCAATTAGATATCCCCAAATCCTTCTAACTTTTGGAGACCGAAGCAGGCCGTTGAAAAGTGCAAATGAACCCTGAATAGATGCGTTGTAGAACAAGTAGAAAGAGTTCATGGCGGCCTTATTTTCACCGCCCTTACCGAAGTTCACCGTCACATTTCGAGCTGCCTGTGCGGCTCTCTCGTTGGTGAAGCCCTTATCCTTGAGGCCTTTGTAAACAGCTACACGGATGGCATTCTCAGCAACCGTGTTGTAGTCTTCTAGGAGCCTAAAAAGAGAGCTAACTTTTTCACCAGCAAAGCTGTTCTTCATCTTATTGAACTTGCCACGAGCGCCATCTTCAGCGATGTCACCAAGAACATTTTCTATGTTTGCTATTTGATCTGCAACACTGTTCATTGGGTTGGCAGAGTTTTGACCACCATCACGAACAAAGTCTGCGTATATCTTGGCCCACTCACTGTCCTTGTCACCATTTATTACGGCTCTTTTGATGCCCGCAAAGGCTTTTGTATAGTCCTTACGCATACTTTTAATCATGCCCTTGGCATCGAACTGCTGGACGTTAACCCCAGCGGTCTGAATGTCTCGGATTATGTTGGTTATTATGAACTCTGGGTTATAGGACGTATTGATAGAGGATAGGTAGCGGTTCATCTTGCCTAACGCTCGTGTTATTGAAGCGAGAGAGCTTGATCCAGTGCCATCAGAACCCTTCAAAGCCCTAGCTATACGGGCATCGTTCAGCTCTACATAGACATCTTTACCGTCTACCTTAGCGACGAAGATGTTTTCGTTTTGAGCGGCAAGAGGATCACGAACTCTTACTACGTTTCCGTATTCATCTTTAGTTCTCATAGTCGGCAGGCGATCTAAGATGCGCCCGAACCCGCGAGTTTTTTCCGGCTCTGCCTGAAGCAGCTTGATGAATGCCTGACCTACTCGGTTCCTCTCACCCCGAACAACGGTGTTTTGGTTCTGATTAAACACTGTAGCAAGTATGTCTCTTGCATAGTCGAACCGACCAAGAGCGCGACGATCCTCTCTTCCTCTAGCGCCAAAGCCCTTAGCGCCAAGTCTAGCGCCAGAACCAACTTCCCCATCCGTAGGATCATCCTTGCCTTGCAGTGGGACATATGAGTTGAAGTTCTTATCCTCACGAAGTTCTTCCGGGGTGAGTCCGTAGTTGGCACGACTATCGTTTGTGTCCTTAATAATAGCCCTAACTGAAGACTGAATGCCTTGAAGTGCCGAAATACTAGGGGCGTCAAGGGTTGCTACCCATGCTAAGATTGCATCAGCTTCGCCATCAGTCATGCCTGACCCAGAATTATTCTTTGGGTCCCCCTTACGAATGTATGCGTTGCGCTCCTTGGCATGAGTTGCGTAAAGAACCGCATCAGCTATAGCGAGTTTCTTACTTGGATAACTTTCAAGAACTTTACTGAAGAAAGAAGACAGCGTTTTAAGTTCATTGACCTTAGAAGCAGGCACGTTGAGAACTTTAACTGCATCAACCGCGTCTTTGTATATGGTTTTCTGGCGAGTATCTACCTCGGCACCAACACGACCATGGTATAGTTCTTCCTGTAAGTAGGCGTCGAAGGCATCAGTTATCTTGGCACCTGCCTTCTTCAGCTCCTGTATCATCCTACCTACAGGGAGCATGTCATCTTGGAACTTGCGGATCACCGCATCGGCAGCGTCCTGAGCCTTGTCCTTTGGCAGAACAAATCCCAATCCCTTGCCCAAGAAATCAGCAGCCTTAGCGTAGTTTAGGTTGTACTGCTTTTCTTGTACGTCTTCAGAAAGCGTACTGTACATGATCGACTGACGAACAACTGGCGAAGTCTTACGCGCTTTCTTCTCCAAGATGGGAAAGAAAGTCTTTATGTAGAATACATCTTTAGCTGGAGCGTTGGGCAGATCACGACCTGACTCCAAGACAAGTCGCATAGGTGGCGCACTGAACGCTATGTTGTTACGCCACTCAAGCACTATGCCGTTCTGACTTGGGTATGAGATCACAGCGGGACCATCGTCATATCCTTGATCCTGCCAGCGACGAAGCATGTCATAGATAGCATTCTCAACGCGCTTGTACTTGGAATTCTCGACAAGCTCCTTGTCATGGTTGCGTTGCTGTATGTGGAACAGACCCTGACCAACTTCCACACCACTCTCATATGTACGGTGAGAACCCTTGGGCAAGACTATCGGACGCAGTCTGCCGCGATCCATGAAGTATCCGTACACAGGATTAGAAGAACCATCTTTTAGATTTACTGGCGCACGAACCGGGACCAAGGCATCAGCCGTGATCATGCGTGAGAACCTCTGAGGAGGCAGCTCAGGGTCTACTTCAAGACCAGACATGTCCGCATTAGTCTCTGATAGTTCCTGCTGTGTAAGCTGCTCCTGCGCAGCCATTGAGCTATCGAGTATTGTTAGCTCTCTTGGGGCGAAGAAGTTCCCTTCGATTGGCCCTCTTTGTATCTGATCAATCTCTCTGCCAATTTCAGCATCTCTCTTGAGCTGAGATTTGACACTACTGAGCCTTCCTCGCTCTGAACTGGGGAGTGTGGCTTTGATTTTGTCATCTGATACACCTTTGCTTTCTAGTATTGCTATCGCACCATCGGCGTAGTCGTTGTCATCACCACGACCTTTACGCACACCACCCGCCTCAAAGATACGCTTCTCAGCGTACCACATTAGAGCTTGGAAGTCGGCGTTGGTTATGTCGAGGGCAAGCTCATTACTGTTACGAAGTATTTCGCGAGCGCGTACAGCGGTTGCTCGCATTGCTGCGCGTTCTGTTGCGTTGCGTGGGTCTTCCTGAAGCTCTGGCTTTAACTTAGCAGCTAAGTTCTTAGCAGCTAGTGACAGATCAGTAGATGATGGCCTTGCTTCTTGAGCCAACTTCTTAACCTTGGCAGCATCTTTGCCAGTTACTGTGCCAGTGCGGGTCACAACGAAATCGTACTGATCTGACAGGCTTTCTAGCTTGTCGTTGAATGCCTTGTTGTAGAAGTTCTTGTCCCAGATTTTCTGAACCTGTGGCGCTATAAGTTCAATGTCACTTTTCTCAATGGTGCTGATGTCAAGTGACTCTACGGTATCGACAAGCAGCTTCTTGTCCGTGTCAGACAAGCTGTCAGGGTTAGATATCATGCTCCATAGCTTGTCTTTATTCGCCTGAACAAGCTCATCATTATAATCAACAATAGGATTACCAGTGATGCGGTTAACAAACCTCATCCACCAGCGATCCATTGTTAGTGGAGAGAAGTTTCCACGAAGGTTCTGATAGAAACCGTTACCAATCTTAGGCCCAAGGACGTAAGCAACTCCAACGGTTTCGCTGGCTAGTTCTTTACCATCTATCTTGAAGGGCAAGTCCTTCACTCGCTCAACACCAAACACCTCAGTCATGAGTCCAGCCAACTCACCTTTTGGTAGCTGCGTCATGAGCAAATCGTTTATTTGATTCGAGTCATAGCCGAAGTCAGTCAGGTGGTTCCAGAACTCCCAAGCCTTCATCATCGACTGGCCCTGCTTGCCCGAGGCAGCGAGTGGGAACCTGCCGTCTGTGCTGTTCTTCCAAGCATCATACTGGCGAGATGCCAACAGGTAATTGTCGATTACTGACAGGCCATTTGAGGTAATTGCTGTAGCAAAATCAAAGGCATGCTCGGATGCGGGATCATACAAGGCATTCTCTGTGCCGTCTGGACGTAGAGGAGAGACCTCTGGATAGACTGGAAAGAGTATCTGTTTGGCTAATTTAAGTGTGCTGTCGTACCAGCCAAGGGCATCGCTACTGGATAAGAGAGCGGCCTCGGCTTCTGCCGCCATGATCCTTGCTACTTCTTCGCGATCATCTGGTGAGTTTAGATCGTATGATCTAGTGCCACGAAGTTCGAGGAGTTTGTTGGCGAAGCTAACCAAAGTCTCTGAACCCGGCTTGCTTTTGAACTTAGGCTGACCAGTGTCAGGGTCTAGATAATCAAGAACACTTGCAGCACGTTGTTCAGGAGTGAGTGGCAGGGACAGGCGTGACTGCCTGTAACCCTCTACTCCTCTAGTAAGCTGTTCTTTTTGGCGGGAGTTACGGTTATCCCTTGCTTCCGCAAAGCGGCGACCAACTTCAGCAAGGTTTCTCTGGTATCCGACTGCGGTGTCACCTCTGTAAGTACCATTGGCTTGGAGTTGTCTGATTCCTTCATTGGTTCTTATCTCCTCAAAGTTATTCAAGTTAAATATTGCAAGTTGATCTGCGGCTTCAGCTATATAAAGAGCCTCTTCTGCAGTAGGAACTATTAACGTGTTGTCTAGGAAGTATTGCTGTGAGTCCTCATCAAACCACCCACCTAAGTAGACTGGCTTGTTGGTTGCTCTTGCGATATCCTTATTGTCATCTATATACCCTAATAGAACCTCTTCAGGCAAGGTCTCACCGACAATTATTTCTGCTTCTTTCAATGGAGCAACAACAAAGCCGGAAGATACAGGTTCCATAGTCACAGGATCAATAGTGAAGCCATCAGGATTGCTTCTTATAAAACTCTGTAAACCTGATACACTGGAGGTGCGTGGCAACCTAGAGAACTTAACTTGGTTTTCTACTGGAACACCTGTAACATAGTCATCGGAGGTAGATAACATGGCTGCACGAGCGTTAATAGAAGACGGAACGGAACGAGCTGTTCTTTTCAGAGATGGTTCTGATCCAATATTTAGATCACTGGACGGCACTTGGGTTCCCAAGCTGTCTCTGGAAGAGACCATCATGCCAGACGATCTGCGTGAATTCAGAGCCGCATCAGATATGGAAGTCTCTGCGTTTCTCCAAGACGCCTCTGCTTCTTGAGGCGATAGACCCATGCGATCAAGGGACGTTAAGAACGCATCGTTATAGTTCGTCCAGCTTGTATCCAAAGCCTTCATGAACTCCACTTGGTTCGCGTTCATTTCTTCTTGGGTCTTGTTGCGCCACTCTTCAAAGATAAGGTGACCACGAGCCTTCTTCTCTGCCTCTAATTCTTTGAGGGGCAGATACCATTCTACAAGCTGTCCGTTTGGCATACGAAGATCAAACGCAATAATGCGCCATCCCCATTCACCCGGTTGAAAGAGCTTGTTGGTATCGATCTTAACTAGGCCAATGCCTTCAGCCAAAAGCTCATCAAAGATTGCCGGAACATCTCTGAAATCTGGAATGACTGTCTTGAAGCGATAGCTGTCCCTGATGTGTGATACATCATGCCAAGGCTTCTTGGCCTTTATGGATGGACGATTGGCCTTTTGAGTAACCTTAGACAAGTCCTTAGCGTTATCACCCGACTTGGTTCCGAACCTTTCGTCTATGCGTTTAACCATGCGCTTCACAATAGGGCGGTTCTGATTTGTCATGCGCTGTATCTGAGCGCGTATCTGATCGTTAGGTGCCGTCGAATCAATCGGCATTCTGATCTCTTCTAATGGGCGGACCTCTTCCTCAGTCGCTGCTAGTCTAGAAGAACGAACTGCTGGCTGTGTATCTTGAGCTATAGCTTGACCCCTATCGCGGCCCCCAATCTCACCAACATTAATATTATCAAAGATACTCTGAACGTCAGTAAATCCATTATCAACTGAGCCGCCGACTATAGACTTGAAGAAGTTCTTGATTTTATTGAACAAACCCTTTGGCTTGCCAGCCAGCTTTAAGCGACCAGCGTTGTAGTCACGAAACATTTCTGCCACAGCTTCTTCAGCTTGCACTTCCGCAGTGTCCTGTGAGTACATGCGTTTTGCTCTGTCGAGGTACGAGTACTTTCTCTTCTGAACCTGACCGTCCTTGGTCTTTGCGTACTTCACTTTCCCCGCAGCATTAGTCAAAGAACTCCACTCAGACGGAGTGATGACGTTCATCTCTTTCAAGGCATGCGTTGTCTCATGATCAAGAACTTCACCGACACGATTGAACAGTTCTGTCTCAGAAAGTTTAGGATCGTATATACCCATAGACAAAGCAATCACTCTACCGAATGGGTTGTAGACGCCCTCAACTTCTGCACCATCTGGGGCTTTAACTTGTTGCTCTACGTTTAACTTAACATCCTTTAGACCATAGCCATCAAGACGTTTGCGAATAGACTTGAGTACCTTGTCTTGCTTTTCATTGATGGCAGGTGTGAAAACAGGATTGTTCGATTGAACTTTTTCTTTGACCTGATCGGCAACGCTACGAGCCTTAGCCGCTGCAACCTTAGCCTCAAGGGACTGAGCCTTACCCGTTTCGGGTGTAACCTTTGGCACATATGGCAAAGTACCAAGTCGCTGAAGACCCTGCTGCGCTCCATTAACAAGCTCTCCGTACTGAGCGTTGCGCTTGTTCAGTCTGTCCATCTCGTACTGGATTGCGTTTTCACTTGTACGTTTACCCTGTAGGTCACGCCCATATTCACGAACCGAATCCAAGTCCAGCTTGAGTCCAGCAATGATCTGATTGTTCTTCTCTACCGCCTCATTTGCGATATCAATTTGCCTACGGTATGAGACATCTGGTGTCTTCAGTTGTGGCACCATGTTTTTGGTTGGTTGATATTTAGCCGCTGGCTTGTATCTGACCCCAGTCTTTCTATCCGTTACTGTACTCTGTTGTGGATCAGACTCCAAGTATCCACGAGACTCCATCTCAGCCATGATGTCACGAACCTGAGATACTTTAGTACCCGGCAGGTCTTTTTTAACTTGTTGCTGAATGCCCGTGACGCTCAGAGATTTCTCCCGTGCCATGTCAGCCTTAATTTGCTGCATCACGCGATCATACTGCGCTTTGTCAAAGGTATTGGACTCGAACTCTTCGTCAGTGGTGACTTCAGAAATCCCCATACCTTCTGCTTGCTGCTTTACTTGAGGTGTTTCAGAGGCAATAGCTTCATCATTCTGCTTCTCAACCTCTGATGTCAGCTCTTTGCTTGTAGTGTCTGCATAGCCCAACCGATCCCTTGTCTCGGAGGCCGACTCCAGCAAGTCTTCATTTAGTTCTTTAGAACCTTCACTCTCTCCACGACCAGAAAGAACCGCACCAGTACCACCCAGAGTGCCACCCACAACGGAACCCGCTGAGAACGCCTCTGCATATTCCAGAAGGGCATCTTCAGATGTGAGATCGAGGCCAGCCTGCGCTCTGTTAACTACGGATTGTGATACTTCTTGTGCGCCCTCTACACCTGCGGTTTTGCCCCCTTCTACTACGGCACGTTTTAAAGCACCTGCGTCAACACCCGGTGGAATGAACTTGCCAACGACAAAGTAGTCAACAATAAATTCTGAAAGAGCGTTAGCTGCCGTGGCACCCAAAGCCTTAGTCAGATTGATGTCGCCACCAGCTTCCTTCTGCTTGTCTATGGCTTCAGCAAACATCTGAGGGAGTGCCTGTGCTGTAGTGTACCCAACACCCAAACCCCTACCAATGCCTGCACCTATTGCCGTACCGACAACAGGAACAACTGAACCTATGGCAGCACCAGTCGCAGTAGCACCCACCTGAATGGCGGCGTCTCTCGCCTCACTACCCAACTGTTCACCAGCAAAACTTGCTGCCGTGTCTAGTCCAGTGATGTCTCTGAATCCAATGGACGGGTCTTCCGCCTCTAGTCTCGCCAGCTCTTCCTCAGCTAATCTTTGACGCTCTATACCCGCTTCAGGGTCAAGACCTAATGCCCTACCGATTGCTGTGTCAGCCAAATATTGTTCAGCTACACCAAATCCACGTTGCCGTTGCGAAGGCTCTCTTGCAAACCCACGACCAAACGCGGTGCGATCAGTGTCTTCTGGGGCTGATGCGACAGAACGAATACCACCGTACTGAGCTTCGTATCTTTGCTGATAAGGAAGTTCTTGTTGACTTAATATCTGGGATATACGCCCAGCCTCTTCGACAGTCGGAGTGTCTCCAGCTATTTTAAATGAATAAGGATTGCCAGAGTACTCGCCTAGCTGTTGAATAACGCCCAAGAGTATTCTCCTTACTGAACTGCGGTGCTTGTACTATACAATAACTCACCTCTAGTTCAATTTCCAGTGCTTTGGCTTCCACCTGTTACGTCGAATGCTGATGCGGCTCCACCATCAAGGGATTGCATGAGACCTCCAATCTTTAAATCAAGTCTCAACATCTCAGACTGAAGTCCTTTAAGCGTTTGCGCCTTCTCTTCAGGAGACATCGACACGTTTTCAACAGAGTTGAGATTTTCAATCCTATCTCGCAAATCATCCTTATAGTTTTGAAGATTTCTAACAAACGTAATAGCATTACCTGCAGTCATTCCACCTTTGCTGCTAGACTTGCGGTTGGCTGCATCTATTTGAGTTTGCAGCTTCAACATATCCATCTCAAAGTCTTGCATGCCCTGTCTGGATTGCTGCAGTGCGCCGATACCAGCAAGGCCAGCTTCACCTATAGCTCCACCAAGAGTTGGTTGATCTGAAGCCATCAATGCCAGACCTGTCTGGGCCAGTGCCATCCACTTATCCGACTCGGCACTCTTCTGTCTGTCTTCAAGCATTTGAGCTATGCGGCCTGATGAACCGACACTTGTACTTGTATCTGTACTTGTATCTGTATCTGTAACTGGAGCTGTAACTGCGCCCTCCCGACCACCGATACTTGTTATACCAGTTCCAAGCATAGAATCTGCGGCTCGACGATTTGCTTCTGATTCCGCCGCTGTGCTTTCAGCAAGAGGCCTTTGGATCGGCATAGCCATGAGCGTATCCTCATCCGCGCTATCTCTCTCGCGTCTCGCTCTGTCCCCAAAACCTCTGGCGTATTGCACCTCTTCGATATAGCCGGGCAGGTTATCGACTCCGTACTCAAACAGATCAGCCGCAGAGCGCCCTGCATATCCTGCCCCAGCAATCATATTTTCAAAAATCGGATCGACAACTCCAGTCATAAACGGACTGTCGGCAGCGTCCTTTTCTTTCTGAGCCAGCGTCCGATACCCAGTCTCGGGTATTTCGTTTATGCGTCTCATCCTACGAGCTTCAGCCTGCCTAGCGATTTCATCTAACATCGGTGCGTCCGACGCAGCGTCTTGGGCAACGAGAGACGCTTCCGAGCTACTCTGGTCCTGCGCTGCGGCTCCCCGTGCAAGTATGTC